GCACCTGAACTTAATAAGAACTGTTCACTAGCACTAAAGATAACTAAACCACCAGCTTGTTCAACCGCATCAAATAATTTGGTTGGATATGTAGAGCTAGACTGTAAATCAATGGGATCTGCATTGGAAATAGCCATTGCAGTTTTGTTCCAAAAATTATAGAAGTCATTAACTCTAGATAGGATAACATTCTCAGCACTTAACAAGGCTATTCTATTACGGAAGAATACCATCTTCTGAATAGTCTGCCCTATGAATGAAGGTTCTGGGTTTGTAATGTCATCACCACAGTCTCGTTTAGACCAAGCAGGATAAGAGAATCTGAATGCTCCATTAGAGTAAGTAGTTGAACCACCACCATTAATAGAGAATGAGCCTGGAAGCACCCTAGTAAGGGCTAGAGGCATCGTTGTATTATCTATCTCTATATCTTTACCAGGCTGTACTACCTCTTCCCACACGCCCTCTCCGAAGCGAGCTGGTGTGAATGCACAAGTTTCACCTGCACTGATAGTTCCAGAGGCTGAATCTGTAACAGTAAATGTATTAGTTGTTACGTTAGCAATTGTATAGAATCCATCTGTTGCTCCACCGCTGGTTATATTTAATATAATTTGATCACCATTAGAAAGACCATGGCTTGCAGCGGTTACAGTGACAGTAGTTCCAGATCTAGCATAAGTACCAGTCTGATCTATATCTTCAGCTATACCTTCAGCACTAAACTTAAGGAAGTAATCATCTTGATTCTCTTCACTATTCACTACACGTACTACATAACCATGACGGCATGTACTAGGTAGATCAGCGATAGTATTTACTTCACTTGTAGTAATACTCATCAAGGTTTTTTCAGCTGTTGTTACGCCGAATTTTGTAGCACGATATAAATGTAGACCGTTACCAACTCTAGTTACTGTAATACCTGTACCAGATATAGCATCTAGCGTAGCTTTAAGTTGTCCTAATATACCATCTGCTGATACATGTTCTTCAGCATTAGATGATGTAGCTTGTGGGCGTACCATTGCTACATTAGCTCTAGTAGTAATGGTTACATGGTTAGTAACCTTTACAGTAGTAGTAAGTCCCTTTTCAGAAGTATGTTGATGAGTATCATTTGTAGTCCAACCTTCTCCACCAAATTGTAATTTAGCATAAGTTTGGTATGTGTCATGATAAACATCATTAGTATCATTATCAGAATCAGCGTCAGGTTGAGGTGTGCATCTAGCATCCATCTCATACCTAAGATTAGTCTTACCACCTGAACTTGCGTTAGGAGGTGATGTACTATGGATAGCTGTACCTGTACTAACTGTTACATATTCTCTACCAGCTCCATCGCAGTCTCCATTCCCTGGCTGGTTAGCTCCTGTTGAACTTGTACCATCAAGAGACACATCTTCATCAGCTACTATTGAGGTAGCACGTGTATAAGAAACTGTTGAGTTATCTGTAGGATCATATATATCTAAAGCATACTGTTTACCATACGCTATACTATCAAGTTGTATGTAAGCTTCAAATGGTTGAGTAGGAGATTTAGATGCTGCATCTCTTTTCATCTCAACAGTCTTACGTCTGTTAACAAAGAATGTTGTTTCGTTAATTGTTAACGCCTGTATATCTGAAGACTTCTCATCTGATAATGCAGTATTATCTAAGTAAGTTGCAACACCTGAGCCAGCAATATTTGCATAGTCCACGGGTATCTCAACACCATCACTACATCTAAATATTTTAACACCTCCATCAGCTGCAACTTGTCCAATATAAGATTCATCATCTCTTGTATAAATAGTAAACCATTTTGAATTAGCAGCGGTAGATGGAGAGATAGCAGATATTAAATGACTGCCAGGACGTTTAGTTAATTGTTCTACAACGTCAGGTAAGCCATTAACAAGGTCAGTAACTTGACCTGGAAATTTCTTTTCATCTGGTTGTTGACTAATACCTAGCACATAGTTAGGTATCTTCTGGGTAACACTGGCCATTATCTTCTAAGCATTTGATAAGGTTTGTAAGGTTGATAAGCTGACTCATCTGGCCAACCAAAGTATGAATGATCACCTTGGTTGCATTCGTATTCCATACATGCAGCTCTTGATTGCAGCTCGTATGTTGATAACATCTGTTGTAGTTGAGCGTTAGATACTAACTGTACAGCAGCTCGACCTGATGCTTTATAGATTATATATCTTTGGAAGCAAGTAGGGATATCCTCAAAGTTAAGGAGTCTTACTTTATTAACATAGAAGTACTCATCATCTGGGTATTCAAATGTATGATTAACTCTATCATATAATTTCCAGATACCATCTGAATCTTTTCGTCTTACAAAGTCACGGGTTCTATCCCACTCATCTGTATTATCTATACGAATAACATCTGATCCAATTATAATTTTATTATCACTTGTACCTACATTTTCTTTTATATGGTATTCAAGATTAAATGTCCAGCCCTCATTCTGTACATCTTGGTTTACTTCTTTAAGTATATTATATATGAATGATATTTCTGGGTTATTAAAATCGATACCAGAGATAGGGGCTTGACCAATACTACCAAGAATTGCATTCACAGCGGATAGTTCGGTATCGATGGTTACAGTCGTGGTAGTCATAGTTTAAATTATATAAAAAAAAGGGGAGCCGAAGCCCCCCATTGGGTTATACGTTTTGTGGTCCTGTAACAGCACAAGTGTCATTAACACTTCCACTGCCTACAGTTGCATATGCAAGACGTAAGTTTTTAGTTGTGGATGCAACAGCTGATGCTGAACCTGATCCACTTGTATCTGAAGGAGAAGTACGAGTTTGTGTACCTTTACATACACCATACTCTCCAACTGCGGTTGGGACTGCCATAATATTTAGTTAGTTAAGAAACTGTACCTATGTTAGCAGGACTCAAATGCTTCCGACCATACTCCAGAGGAGTTGGTGGGTTCTTAGTGACTGATTGATCGACTTGACCAATGCCACTAAGACTTGCACCGTTCCCTTTAACTCTAGTTATAGTTGTAGATGTTCCAGGGTTAAGTGACATAATTAGCTACGTGCTGAAGTTAGTTCAATTGCACCTGCAGGGTTTAGTGTACCTACACCCATTGCAAGTCTACCGACCATTACATCTCCTTGGTAAAGGACTGATACGTCCCCGCCTGTTACTTGAACTTGAGGTCCAACGGCTTCAACAATACCTGCAGCATCTCTTTGATAGATCAAACCACAGTGTGTAGAGAAGTCACCATTGTAACTGTTGTTCTCACCAGACACAGAGTTAACTGTACCAGCTAAGAATGGAAGGTTGTTAGAACGCTTGATTGATATACCAGCTATTTCTACAAGACCTTCACCAGAGTTAAGGTTACCTTGTGAGTTACCATAGTCTCTGTTTAGGATGTTAGAAGATACCTGAGATACAAGAGCATAGTACTGACGTGGGTTTAGCACGGCTGTACGTCCTGTCTTAGGAAGGTTCTTTTCGTCAAGAACTGCAGCTGCTTCAAAGAAAGCATCTACTAGAGCTTGTGCATTGTACTCCTTAGTCACACCAAGTTCGATGGTTGTACCACCTGGCTCTGGACCTGGAGATGCAGTGATAGGATGAGCTTCCCTTGCAGCTAGTGCAATTGTACGGAAGACTTTCTTATCATATGCTTCAGCCAGTGCATGACCGATCTTCTTAGAGATCTCTGACCTCAAAGAATAATGAGCAAGTGTTTCATCTAAATCGTAAACGAACGCAGAGCTGATTAGAAGGTCATCACATTGGATGGTCTTCTCAGCTACTGGAGGATCGCCGGATCCCAAGATAGGCTCACCTGGAGTATGGTAAGCAGCTTGCATACGTCCAGTGAAGATGAACTGCAATGATTTGCCGTTCTTCAATGTACGTCTTTGCACGGTTTCACGTGCTATAGTTGCTGACTCATAAGCTTTGAAAAGCTCACCTGAGAACAGCTTCAAATAAGTTGCGTACTTGGTATCATATGCAACTGAACCTGCGGTGTTTGAGGCCGCCTTATTCAGTGCACCAAGTACTGACTGTGTGGCGTTAGCCATTGTTATATAGAGAGATTAAAGTTTACATTCTCTCCAAGCTTGGAAATTTAATTATCGTTGTGGTCTATCCCACCGTCTAGACAGCTTCTGGGTATCCTCGTAAGGGCCATCAGCCAAAGCGGGTGAGGAGAATCGAACTCCTGTTAAGTTAGATTGGAAATCTACTTTCGTCCATCGGCACCCGCAAGAAAGGAGGTTGCCCTCCGATCTAAAGTGTTACCACTTCTTGAATACTACATTAGAACCAGCTAATAGATGTGTTCCAGTTGCAGTACCAGTTATGTTAGCTAACTGTAAGCTAAGCTTACCTTGTGTAGCTGCAGTAACTAGTGCATTGAAATGTATCTGTAACCATAGTGCAGAAGTATCTGCGCCTACATCAACACCAATTGTTTCACCAGCACCATCAGTTGAATAAGTACCTGTAGATTCTAGTCCAGCAGCTGAAGGTGTAGCAGCGGCTGTAACTTCTGCTACAGAGGCAATAGATTGCGTAGCGATAGTTGTGGCAACCGCAGTTGAACCATCAGACTGTGCTAAGTTCGCAACTCTATAACTCAACTCATTAGTATTATCTGAATCATACCATAGAGTATAGATTCCCTGTACTCTTTCATACTTTCCTAAGGGGATAGCAAGTTCAGATACAGTCGCTAATGTAGCAGAAGATAAGGAAGACCCATCATTTGCTAGGATTAGACTTTGATCATAGAACGTACCAGTTGAATAAACTGTAGTTCCATAGGTTGTATTAGAGGTAAAAGCCATTGTTAATTATTTAGATTGAACTCCCGCAGTTCCGCTACGGGAGCAATGATAGTTTAGTGTGATCACGCACGATAGTTAGAAACTATACTTAGCGCCTATCTTAGTACCATAAGCGTTGTCTGCAGTCTCATCTGTTTTGAATGAGATCTCTCCATATACACCGAGGTTCTCTGATGCTGCTACGGAACCTC